TTTCTTTGTCATCGACTAATACAACACCTTCCCCTTTGCAAACACTACAGATAACATATTCGCCTTGTTGTTTTTTGTCGAGAGTTTTTTTTCCTACAGAAGCTATCGCTTCTTTCCAAGCATCATCCATCATGCCCATTTTTAAGATGTTCCCTCCAATGTTTATGAATATTTACTATTTTTAAACCATAGTTATTAATTTTATTTTTTGAAACAAAAGACTTTTTTCTTTTTAATTTATTTCTTTTTAGTGTCTTAAAATTTACATGATGATGCCATCGATTAAATTTATCCGTTAATGTCACTATGTCTGGATGCATGTCTACTAACATCTGACTTTTTCTCTTTGTGCCTTCTGGGTCATAAAATTCGTCTGTGTTACCACCTTTCATTTTTTGCGTTGACATTTTTCCTTGTAAAAAATTACTGAATTGAACTGTGCACCAACCATCTTTCATTACTCTAATAGATAAATCTGTATCTTCATTATACCTACCTCTCCATCTGTAAGGTATGTCGTTACGAATAAGTAAACAACTGTAGATTCTTGTATTAAATATCAAAGGAGGTCTTTTGTTTATACCTTCGTGTCTATGACAAAAATTTGTATAGTTCAAACCACTTACTGCTATATTTTCATATCGTAGTACAAAATCTTCACAAATATAAAAACAAGCACCAGTGGTGCAGAAGGCTCTGATATTGTTATTAAAATAATTAAAGTGCTCTATGTTATCATCCATAACCCAGTGCCAATCATAACCATTTTTTATTGAATGTTCCCATGCAAAATTTCTAGCAGGTCCAGGACCTGTTCGTGGGTCATTATCTTTCCAAAAAGTATCGTAGTTGTCTTTGTATGCTTTTGGTAAAATTAGTAAATTATCTTTAGAAGTTAATTTTAAATACTTATAATATTCATCTTCTTCAATTACTATGTAAAAAGGTACATTCATCATTTTTAAAGAATCAACAGTTGGATTTCTTTTCCATCTACCTTTACTAACAATATAAACAGGAAATCTTGGATTTAATTTTTTTTCATCCAACACAATGTGATGACTTTCTTTTTTGTTTAATGGAAACCAAGATTGTTTTTCTTCTATTCCCTGGTTGCCATCAATAAATTTATCACCATTATATATTTTATTTTTTACTTGTTCTTTAAAATCTAAATAATCTTCTTCATTTCTAAATTTAAAAGTTAAAGTAATTTTTGCTTCAGCTTCACTTACATTGTTGTATTCTGGTAAGTCAGTATATTCTATTTCATGATTGTTGTGAGTAGCTTGAAATAAAGTTAATTGATTATTTCTGTCCATTCATCAACTGCTTCTTTAATTTTTCTATTTTAATTTGTTCTTTTTTAGATAAGTAAGTAATGTAATCATTTACTAATTTACCAATCATAGCTGCTGGGTTGCGGTATTTCTTTTCACACAATCCTTTTAGTAATTGAAAATCTTCTACTCGTATTGCTACTGTTCTCCATTTAGTCGTGTCCATAATAATCTCCTATAAAGTTAATAAAAATAAATACAACCAAACGATTGTATTAGCTCCAAAAATAGTTAATAAAAGTATTTTTGTCATGTCTTATTAAATATGTGATATTACAAAATAAGTCAAGTGATATTATATTGTTTCACCAAAATTATCACCTATTGCTACATCCACTTTCATAGGAACTAAAAACTCTACACAGTTCTCCATAGTCTCTTTTATAATCTCAATATTTTTTTTATCTTTTATGCTAAAACACAATTCATCGTGAACCTGTAATAGTGGCAAGTGACCCAAGGTAGCACAATCTAACATTGCTTTCTTTGTAGAATCGGCACTTGTTCCTTGTATCAATCGATTAAGACTTTTGTATGTGTAAGCTCGTTTAATGTTTTTAGCACCATACTTTGCACTGGCATTTTCAAATTTTTCTGCTTGATGCACTCCAAAGTCTTTTGGTTCAAATAAATCAAAACGACATTTCCTTCCTAATTTAGTTCGTATTACACCTTCGTTTTGTGCTTTATCCATACACTTATCGGATAGCATTTTTAAAAATGGTGCTTTGCGATTATACTTATCAATAAGAGAACTTGCTTCATCAAAAGTTAAACCCAACATATTCGCTAATTTATTTTTGCCCATACCATACATTAAACCTAATGAAATACTTTTTGCACTCTTTCTATCAATACCACATAAGTCCGCAACTGACTGATGAAAGTCTCCATCACCGCTTTCATATGCTTTAGCTATTTCTTTTGCACCATCGAAGTCTAAAGCTAAACTATAATGAACAGCGACCCGCGGTTCTTGTTGCGAGTAATCTAAGGCTACCCACTTCTCCCCTTCTTCTGGTAAAAACAATCCTCGTATTAAATTACCAAAGTCTTTATTACGAGCTGGTAGTTGTTGTAAGTTTGGATTACTCATAGATAATCGACCACTTACTGTGCCACCATTGTTTCCTCGTAGTTGGTTTATCTCTGCATGTATTCGACCTTTGTGTGTGTATTTTAAAATACTATTAATAAAAGTATTATGAAATTTATTAAGCTCTCTTGCTTGTACAATTAATTTAGAAATATCGTTAGCATCATCGTTTAACCATTGTTGCGTGAAACTTGGTTCTTTAGTCTTTACTGTTTTAGGATATTCAATGCCTAATGTATCGTAAGCTGTAGCGATACTTCTTGCTGCCCATATGTCTACATCTTTACCAACTAATTTTTTTATATTTTGTAAGGTAGTTTTTTCTTTTTGTTTAAAATCTATTTTTAATTTTTCTGCACCATCAGTATCTACTCGTATACCTCGACTTCTCATTTCAATTAAGTGTGGTAATAAGTCTCGTTCCAATTCCCAAATAGTTGTTAAGTTTTGTTTTACTATTTCATGTTTAAATCGTTGCCATAAGTTATAAGTAAGTTTGCTATCTTGTTCAGCATAATGTCCAACATGCTCAGAAGGTAGTTTCCACATCTCATTTTTTGGGTCAACACCATAGAGTTGAGCAGACTCTCGTAATCCTTGTTCCGCTTTTATCTCACCTAAATATTCTTTTGCTAATGCGTTTAAAGAATAACTAAATCTGTTTTCATCGATTAAGCAACCAGCAATCATTGTGTCTACAATCTCACCTTCTACTTTTATTCCATATGATTGTAACCATCCAACATCATAAGATGCGTTGTGAAATATTTTACGACAAGGTAATGCACAAATATCTTTCATGTATCGTAGGACTTGTTCCTTGATAAGATTACCACCACCTAAATGTCCAAACGGATAGTAGAAGCTACCATGTTTCGAGGTCACTGCAAAACCAATAATCTCACCTTTACCTAATGCCCAACCAGCTCCTAACCCATTGTTAATACCATCGTCTCTTGTTTCTAAATCTATCGCTACCTCATCACAATCTGATAAATCTACATACTCTGTAGGTGGTGACCACATGTTGGTTTGTTGTAACGGAAAAACTAATTGTACACCACTACTCATAATCTCTTTCAATAATCATTTCACAATAGTGTATTGCTTTTAGTATGTCAGACTTTTTGCCTTTGCTTTTATGTCTACAAATGTATTTAATAACATTGCCTTCAGCAAAACCTAATTCGTTTTTGTTAATAAATTGTGAAGGTTGTATTTTATATTCTTTGTAATAATCTCCACCTTTGTTCCATAACTCATCCTCCTCATCAGAAGCATTATCATATACTTTATTCAAGACTAACTGTAACTCTTCTACTGTCTCTTCTGGTATGTCTTTATTTTTCTGAAAAAAATCTGATAAAGTTTTACTTAATTTTTCTTTCAATATTTTTCTCCTGTATGTGTTTTTTTCTTACGAAAGTATTTGTCTCTTCTACTGATTTTAAAGTAAAACCATTTTTTAGCAAATCAAATAATTTACATTCTACTTCAAATTTGCTCGGTCTAGTTTTAAATTCCATTTTATAATTAATTTGATATTTACTCATCATATTACTCCTGCATTATGTAAACCAATTATGGTACTGATAATTGTATAAGCTATTATATATGTCATTTACTCCTCCTGTAAAATTTCACTTATAAAAAACTCTGTGTCTATTATATCATAAGTGTCTTTTGTTTTTAATCTTTCCATCTTGCTTTTCACTTCTTCTTCACTTCTTCCTAATGCTTGTCTCTTGTAATAAATAATTTTTTTTGCGTACACTGCATACTTTTTATTTTTTCTTTTCATCTTCTTTTTTACCCCAGTATACTAAATGCAAAGCATCACAATTAGGACAAGATAAATTTGTCATTATCTCATGCTCCTCATCATCTTCGCAATCATGGTCTCCACCCCATATTAATTCTGTTCCACAATTATAGCATTTCATTTTTTTTTCTCCCTTAAATAAGTAAGATAATTTTCTCCAATTGGATAATTATATTTATGGTCAGTGCTTAGTATGTGTAATCTTTTTTTAGCTCTTGTTACTGCAACATAAAAAACTTTTCGTTCTTCACTTTTTTCAAAAGGTGTTTTGTTTTGAAAAGAAGCTATCCAATTAGTGCGACTATATACTAATACATTTTCACTCTGTCCACCTTTGACAGAATGAATAGTATCAATAATTATTTGTGGTTCGTTATCCAAAGTTTTCTGACCATATCGTTGTAACAATCTTACAAAATATGTAACTTGTGGTGGATGAAAATTTCTTTTCAATATTTCATACCAAGGTTTAGTAGCACTTTCATCGTTTAAATTTAAGCCACACCAATCAATCAATCCATCAAAGTCATACTCTTGTGTATCTGGTAAGCTCACCCAAAATTTTACAGAACGAAAAGAACTGTCTTTTATTTCACGAATATATTTCATCATGTTTTCTGCTTCGTGTTTCGTGATGCTTTTACCATTACTAATTTTAGTCCAACTCTTAATCGCATCCCATTGCTTTTGGTCAAAAGATTTATTCCCTCGATTATCCGCAAAATATAAACCAGCATCTTTAGCCATCATTCGTAACTCATTTACTGTAGAATTTACTCTACCTAAGATGTACCAAGTTCCTTCTAAATGTAATGGTATCTCTCGAAAATTTAAATATCGTTTTACATAACTATCTTTATCAGACGGATAATATTCTTTATCCAAACTATCGATAATACCTCTGCGAATAATTTGTGAGAAGTCATAGATAGCTTGTCCAAATCTTTTTGTTTTTCGTAGCACAACTTTTCTACCAGAAAAATAGTGTGTAAAATATTTTGAGTCTGCTCCACTCCAAGAATAAATAGATTGGTCATCATCACCAGCTATATAAATGCGGTCTATGTTATCTACCATTTTATATATCAATGACCATTGTAGTGGAGTAAAGTCTTGAGCTTCATCTAATATTAATAATTTTAATTTAGGAAAATCTACTTCATCAATAGCTCGTTCTATCATGTCAGTAAAATCTATAAAGCTATCTTTTTTATAGTGTTGGTAGGTAGATATTTTTCTTAAATATATTTCTAAAGAATCTTTTTTATATGTTTCTTTTTTATAAGTTAACACTGGGTCTTGCATCGTGTTTCTTGCTTTGTCATACACTCCTAGTGACCAATCTTTATATATAAAGCCATCGTCAGCTAAACGATTATCTGATGTTTTAATAATTTTACTTTGTAATGCAAAATCTATCATACAGTTTTTTGGGTCAAATATTTCTTCTTCAAAATATCTACGACAATATTTATGTAGTGTTTTAAATCGTTCAAAATCTTTGATACTAAAATTAGGAAAAGTATTGATAGCTCTATCTACTGCTTCATTGACAGCTTTGTTTGTAAAACTTATGTAAGCAATATCATTAGGATGAACACCCTTTGCTAAATATCTTTTTAAGATGCGTTCAATTAAAGTATAAGTCTTTCCAGTACCTGGCGGTCCAAAAATCTTTATAGTTTTTTTATGTATTTCTTTTTGTTTCTGTAGTCCTAAACTTGTCATGGTACTCTTCGTCTAATTCTGTTACTTTCTCTTTTGGTTTTTGTTTAATAATTTCGTGACTAATAAATTCTGGTAATGTTACATGCCAGATATTTTTTTCTCCTTCATGATAATCTTTTCTTCTACATCCTAACAAACGCAAAGCATCTGTAGTAGTATTAAATATTCGTGCTGCATTTTTCTTAATAAATTTATCCAAAGTTATTTTTTTAAAATAACAAGTGTTAGTGTTTGTATCTAACACGACATAGCCATCTTTTAATCTTTCATAATTATCTTGTTCAATGTGACTTTCAAAAAACTTTTTTAATGTATTATATTTTTCTTCTTCTACTGTATCTTCAAATTTATGTTGTGAATCTTCTACTGACCTTTCGACAATACCTTTCATCAATAATTCAAATGGTGAAGGACCTTTCTTACTTTTAGGTAATGTCATCCAAAAAATTCTATATCGTAATAATCGAGTGCGAAAAGTTTTTTCATCTTTCATATCCTCTGGTTGTATCGTGACTCGTTGTCCTTGATAACTGAACTCATAGTAAATAGTTTTTGTATCTCGTATAAAAGTTATATCAGAAAAATCTTCTATCACCTCTGGTGTAGCTTCACCAATTCCTAACCTTCTTTGTTTACATAATTCTTTATTACATATTGGTGCATACTCTGGATGCTTTGGTGGACACTGATAATCGTAACTACTTTTGTGTACACTCTTTGTTAGTTGTGTAACTTCGTTTCGTGGTAATGGATTATGAAATATTTGTGTGTTTCTACTTTGTGCAATCTCTTCTAAAGTTTGCATTGTGTTAGCATTATTCTTTTTCATTTCTAATACCAACACATTAAATAAATAATTGTTTCGATTGTTACCTGTCCATTGCTCTTGTATTAATTTTTGCACACAAGGCGGAAAATGTTTCCATGACTTTTCTGGTTCATATTCTTTTATCTGTAATTTAAAAAACTCTTCTGGTGATAATGTTTTTTCTTTTGCTATTTGAATAAACTTTTGGATTAACACTGGATTGTTATTGTCGTTATATGCAAACTCCATACTACTATTCATATTTTGATAAGGCATATTCAATGCTTTATTACATGGAAATATTTCTTGAGCTAAAAAATATTTATTATTTATGGTTGATAATTTATCCGCTACTTTATTTGCATCTACCCACTCATTTAAAAAAACAAAAATGTGTAGACCACCAGATTTAGATTTTACTGGCACTAGCGGTAAATTAAAATCTCTTATTATATCCACATATTTTTTCTGTGAATAATTTTTATAAGAGCTAGGGTCTATATCGATACATCCCCACCGACACTTACCATCTCTTTCTGGTCGAACACCTATACGAACTTTTCCGTCTAAGTGAGCTTTCCAATCTCTTTTGGTTATGGACTTATTTACAGTAGTGTAAGTTGTTACTTTCTTACCTCTCTCATCAAGCCTACCATCTGTGGTAGACTTGATAAAAGAGTCAGAGCTACCTTTAAATAACTCCGACAATTCCTCATGCATTAGAAAGGAGTATCGTCTGAATTAGTTTGTTGTTTTTTAGTAGGTTTTTCTTCTACTGTCTTTTCAACATTTTCAGACTCAAAATCCACCTTTCCAAATATATCTGATTGTCTAGCTGCTTCATAAAATTCTTTCGTAGCTTGTAATGTATCATTGTCTTTTGTTACATCCAAAGTTTCTACATATTCAATAACCCATCCATACCAAGAGTTCTGTGAATTAGATTCTTTGGTCGTGGATAGTTTATAAACAGTCGCCCAACTTGGCATAACAAATCTTCCATTTGTACCAGTGCCCATTCGAGATTTCATCATGCTATTCCAAACTTTAGATTTTTTCTTTTGTGTAGATTTCATAACAATAAGAACAGACTCTATTGGTTCAAATTTATCATTTAAAATATATGCAAAGTGATTACCAGAATCTTCTATGTAATTACCTTGACCTTCACCTTCCATAATTCTGTCTTTTCCATCATCACCTCTTTGTGTTCTGTTCATTACATTTGGGTCTGTATGGATTGCTATGGGTCTACCTGGTGAGTCTCCTCTGTCTGCCCATTCATTGTAAGAATTTTTGTAGTAACAAGGTACAACATAAATTCCATCTTTGCCTTTATACAATGAACCAGTGACCTCATTATATATATCACCTTGTCTTGCTTTCTCAATAAACTTACCATCGCTTTCATCCAACACTGGACTATTAGCATATAGTATTTTCAAGATAGGAAGTTTTTGGTCTTTGGCAGTAATGTCCTCTGTGCCTTGGTCGGCAAACTCCTCTAAATTTATTTTGGTTGGTAAATTTTGTTTCTTGGTTGCTATTTCTTTTTGCATGTTAACTCCTTATTATTTTAGTTTTGTTTGATTGATAAATTGAAAATACATCCATAGGAACTGCTTCGTTTTTAACTAAGATTAAATCTTTCATCATGGCAGTCAAAGTGTTTGTATTTACCTTTTCGTCTCGACTAACTGCAAGTCCTTTAGATTTTAAATCTTCAAAAATATCGTTAGCTTGGTTGTCCTCACTACGACTAAAGTTTACAGATAATTGATTCTTGATAATATCTTCAAACCCATTATCTCGTAACCATGCAAAAGCCTTTTCTTGATTCGCTTTTGTAATAGATGCTTTGATAAAAGGTTTCACTTGAACTGTAGTACCATCAGTGGTCTTAATCTCAGTCACTCCACTTTCATGTAATAAATTAGGTATTACTTCCTCAGATAATTTTCGTTCTTGTTCTTTCAAATCTTTTAATGATTCTTCAGTCTTTTTAATTTTATCTTGAAGTAATATTAATGAATCACACTGAGTAGCAATGTCCGAGATACTGTCTGTACTGAGCTCTGAAATCTTCTTTGCTTCTTCTTCTAAATTCATAAATAACTCCTTTCAGTATTTTTTTGTTTTACAAAATAAAACAGGTTAAGTCAAATAAAAAAATAAATAGGTGAAATACCTAATGAAAATATAACTTATGATAATGCGATATAA